TATTTTTTCATATTAGAATCCTCTTCAAAATCGGATGCCTGTGCAATTTTTTTGACCGTGTGAGATTCGGTTTTCAAATCGGGTTCCTGTGTAAAATTATGGGTCTTGTAAATCTTGAAAAGTAAACTTACGCCTTTTGTAACTTTTCACAGACTTGTGGCTGTGACCTTTCGACTTATATGGATTGTCTTTGTGTGCAAGATTTCGCTGGCGGCGAATTCTCCGACCTATTTTTTTCTGGTCATCTTCCATCTCGATACGGATTATATCACAATTATTCAGTCTGTCAAGTGATAATTTATTTGGTAGTATATTAATAGAAGTATATTATTACTAGTATATACTTAACTTACTATTACTATAGAGGTCTAAATCTGTGGATAACTAACTTAACTATTTGATATTAAAGGTGAAACACCTGTGGATAACTATGTGGATAAAAAGGTGATCTGAGTAATAGAGAGAGTAGTAGACGGTTATAGATAAGACCTATTGCCCACTAACATAAATAGGATTAAAGCCTCATTTTAACATCAATTTTGAGGTCAATAACATATTTAAATACCATAATATTGCCACTTTGCTGACACCATTTTACACATAAGTCAATGCTATAATAGTAAACCCTAATAATTATAATAATAAGGAGGGTGGTATGTCAAAAAGAGCAGATGGTGTGTTGCAAACTATTAGGAATTTGGAATACGAGGCTTATCGTAACAACAAGAGGATAGATTACTACAGAAACAGATGCCTAAGTAATATCGAAAGACTGCATCAAATAGGGCTTGACAAGGGTGAAAGGAACTGGTACATTGAGCAAGCATTTATGGTATTCAACAAACTTCAGGATATGAAACCAAAGTCTGAGAGTCAGGATTACGCATTCAGGGAGATACCTTTGTCTAACCTGTCCAACAAAGACGCAGGCGACTATGAGGCTACTGGGAAATCATCAAATGCACGGAGCGGTGGTCTTGGGTATGCACACATCAGTTGGGGCAAGTCAGCCCTTACTGCCATGCAGGATGCAAAGCATGATCCACTAAGACACTACTGGAACCCACATAAACCTTACTTTAAATCCCTAAGTCCTAAAGAGAGGAGCCGTATAGATAGAGCCACCCTAGAGGACTCTGGGTATTGGGCAACTAAGAATGAATCGAACAAGTAAAGAGGCTTGTTATAACGAGGCCGTTAAGCGGTCAGAGGCTATACGAAACTGCATTAAATACTCTCTGGATGACATAGAGAGATTGATAATCGAAGAATACTCACTAGACTCTCTAAGTGATCTTTCTTCACTTATTTCCAACCTTATAGAAGACTTGGAGGATGATAACGAAGTCTTGCAATCCAGAGTTAGGAGGTTAAAGGCCGATAGGGATGCTGGAGAGATTCAGGAGTTAATTGCAGATTCCTTTCGTCCATGAAGAAACGAGGGCAAAAGGTTACTTTACAGAACAAGAAGACGGGGGAGATTAGAACGGTGATCGTGGTCTGGGCGGATAGTGTTCAGGGTTATCTCGCAGCCCACCCCCAAAAGATTACCCCGATGGTTCTGAAATGTCTTGACAGCGAGGAGTGGGAGCGTTATCATCCAGACGAATGGACGGAGGTTAAATGAGACACCTAGATTTAAATGATCTTGATGCGTATGCTAGAGCAGAGCAAAGCAAGTCAGTCAGGTCTGCCCATGAGTTTACTCAGGAAGTTCTGGATCATTACCTTGTCGGGGATTTGGTCACTGGCATAGAACTACCTTGGGGCGACCCGAAAAAGTTTAGATTACGGAATGGAGAATGCACGATCCTTGCTGGAATCAACTCTGCTGGCAAATCTTTAGTAGCAGGGCAGATAATGTTGGGAGCCTTACAGTCTGGAGTAAAGTGCCTCTCAGTCTCTTTAGAGATGAGTCCTAAATCTCAACTCGCCAGAATGTGGAGGCAAGCCTCCCTAGACGTTCAACCAGACCTAGACTTTGGTTTAGAATTTAATGGTTGGGCCAAAAATAAACTTTACTTTTTTGATAAGCAGGGTTCGGTAAATCTCACTGACTTGATGGCTGTAATTAGGTACGCCATAGACACCTACGGCATTGAGTTTATTCTAGTAGATAGCCTCATGACGATTGGTGGAATAGCCAATGATGACTATACAGCGCAAAAGCAAGTTGTCTGTGAGATAGCAGACTCATGCCGTGATCTGGAATGTCATATAATGCTGGTTGCCCATGCTAGAAAGTCGATGTCCATCAAGGATAAAATAGATCGTTTCAGTATCAGGGGCGCAGGGGAACTGGCGGATAGGGTTGACAACGTGCTATTGCTTGGGCGATACTACGATGATGACGTACTCGCACCTAATGCGTGGATGGCTATATCAAAGGCTAGGCATTGGGATATGGCAGAATCCGAATTCGACCTATGGCTAGATATGTCCTCACTGAACCTATTGACAGAGGGGCAGAAACCCACTAAACTTAAAATGAAGAATGAAAACACAGTCAGCGAAAGCAAAGGGTAGAAGGCTCCAACAGTGGGTCAGGGATAGGCTCATAAGTAAGGGCGCTAACTTTGAGGATGTAAGTTCAACGTCTATGGGGGCCGGGGGCGAGGACGTTAAACTGTCGAGTATGGCTAGACAGGCCTTCCCATATAGTATAGAATGCAAGAATCAGGAGCGGGTCAATTTATGGAAGGCATACGAGCAAGCAACATCAAATGCCGGGAAACATGAGCCGTTACTCATTATCAAACGCAATAGTTCCAAACCGCTTGCGGTAGTTGACGCAGAGCATTTCATCAACCGTTGTTATTTTGTTAAATACTGAGGCTAATATGCAAATTCAGCAAACAAGTAGAGAGGCATACGATAGTGTAGGGCGTGGCAACAACTCACTCCACGATACAATTATGGAGCATCTGAGAGACAAGAGTTTTACCTGTGATGAGTTAGAGGTTGTTTTGCAGGCTAAACATCAGAGCGTATCCGCCCAGATTCGCAAAGGCGTAATGGATGGAGACATAGTTGATAGTGGTGAGAAAAGGCCAACACGGTCAGGTCGTCAGGCTATCATCTGGAAACTTACCCCAGAAAAGCAGGACTCGATGAATTTCATCCAACGCCTAAATCGGAATCTTGCATGAACGCAATAGAGATTGCGCTGAAGAGGCCATTCGCTAAAGTTAAGTGGCGAAAAGGTCATGGTGGCTCTGGCGATCTATGTTATATTGACGCTAGAGACTTAATGGATAGGCTCGACCAAGTGGTCGGGCCTATGAACTGGTCTGATGAGTATAAGGAGGTGATGGGGAGAATTGTTTGCACCCTATCCCTGCGTATAAATGGGGAGTGGGTAAGTAAGTCTGATGGGGCTGATGACACCTCAATAGAGGGGGCAAAAGGAGGTCTGTCAGATGCCTTTAAACGGGCGGGGGTCAAGCATGGCCCGGCTCGTTATTTATACTACCCCGGCGCTTTTGACGCTAACCGTAACCCGGCTGCATGGGCTACACCAGAGGGCTATGATGCTATCATGGCTAAACGTGCTAACATGGAAATCGACAAGTGGAGGGAAGAGTATGAAAAAGCCTTATCGCAACAAAACCCCTGAAGAGAGAGCAAAGGATGCTAAACTGCTCTCAGATGTGAAGGAAAGGGCTATACTTGCAGCAAGGGAATTTTTAGAGATACTAGATGGAAATGGTGGTGACTACCTACAGTCACAAAAGCGTGAGTTTCAGACAAGGTTGGAGATGATTCACCCTGCCAAAGTAATGGCGCAGCAAAAGAAGATAGGGTGCCCGTGGGATGGAAAAGGCAACTACAATGAGGATGTAACTCACAGGGAGGTTTAATTTATGGGCGCTAAAGGTAGGCATACCTTTAGAGAGCGTGGCGGAACACCCTTACAATCGGGGGGTAACGCACAAGTGCGCGGGTAGTGCCGGGGTCGCCTCAACACAGGATGATCTCATTACCCTTCACAGGGTAGGCATTTGGTAGGAGGGCAGACACAAGCCTGACGGTTGCTGTCTCTCCTTGGGGGTTCAGGAATCCCCCCGCTCTAGCCCTCCAGTTTTAGGAGGAATAAGTGACAGAATTTAGAACAGAACTAGGCGAGAATATATTTAAACAAAAATACGCCAGTAATCCGTATGAAACATGGGCGGATAAGGCACATACTGTGGTAAACTCAGTGTGTGGTGATTTAGATGGACAGAAGAATAACCTAATGTCGAAGGGGGATCGCGACCAACTAACCAATTACATTTCACAATTCAAATTCATGCCGGGCGGTAGATATCTCTGGTATGCTGGTCGAGAGGCTAGGTTTTTTAATAACTGCTATATGCTACGGCTTGAGGAAGATAGCCGTGAGGAGTGGGCTGGGGTAACACAGAGGTCTATGTCATGTTTGATGACGGGCGGGGGTATCGGGGTTGATGTGTCGTTGGCAAGGCCGTCTGGTAGGCAACTCAAAAAAACGGGAGGCGTGGCCTCTGGGCCAATTCCGTTACTTCACACCCTCAATGAAGTCGGCAGGAATGTGATGCAGGGAGGTAGTCGTAGGTCAGCACTGTATGGCTCTATGAACTGGCAGCACGAAGACGCTTGGGATTTACTTCATGTCAAGAACTGGCACGACATTAAACTAGGCGGTAGTAAAGAGTATAGTGTGTATGATATGAAGAAACTCGACTTCAATTATCCAGCACCGCTTGATATGATGAACATATCTTTAAACTATGATGATGATTGGTTGGCTACAAACGACAGTGAGATATTCCGCGAGAATGTAAAGCAGGCTCTTATGACGGGGGAGCCGGGATTCTCTTTTAACTTTGGAGACAAAAGGGATGAAACCCTCCGCAACGCCTGCTGCGAATTGGTGTCATCCGATGATTCTGACGTATGCAACTTAGGTTCGGTGAACCTTGCTAACATTGAGTCAATTGAGGAGTTTAAGGACGTTGTTAGATTAGGCTCCAAGTTTTTGGTTTGTGGCTTAATCAGGGCACAGTTGCCGTATGATAAGGTGGAGAAGGTTAGACAACAGAACAGTCGTATAGGTTTGGGGCTTATGGGCCTTCATGAGTGGCTGCTAAAAAGAGGCCATAGGTATGAAATGGTGGACGAACTTAAACAATGGATGAAAGCCTATGAATCAGAGAGCAAGCGATCCGCTGATGAGCATTGTGACAGACTTTTTCTCAACCGTCCTAAAGGGTACAGAGCAATCGCTCCGACAGGGTCAATCAGCATCCTTGCAGGATGCGGTGGTAGCGGAGTGGAACCAATCCACTCAGTGGCATTCCGC